TCATCCAAAAAAATCCTCTAATGTTCCTTGAGTTCCGTAACTACTGTCTATCAACCAATTAATCTTTTCTGTAATAAACTGTAATGGCTGAACGAAACTCTTATTGAATTGTTCATCATAATCTATTGAGCTTAAAATGTCAAGTTCCTTTGGAAACTGAGCAGGAAAAGAAAATGCAGATGCAGTGTAGACATTTGGTTGTTTAAGATTGATAAATTTTAGCTTGTCTCCTTCTTGTATGTAAGGATACTTGTTTTCTAATTTATGTTTCTTAATCAGGTGATTATAAAGTATGGCTCCCTTGACATGAATAGGTGCACCTTTTTTAAATAGACTAGAACTACCTGTCCATTTACCCACGCCATTGCAACTTCTAGGAAATGCAATCTCTTCTGGTGACAACTTCATAAACTCCTCACGAAACTCCTGTATAAAGGTATTTAGCATTTTCTCATCCCCTGTCATTAGGATATTCATTGCACCTTTAATCTTGTCTCTGCATGGAGCTGGTGTGGAACTCTTAACTGCTTCGATACCCATCATCTTGAGTTTAGGTTCTTTATACCTTACACCTTCAATGTCCCAGCAGTTGAGGATGTATCGTTTCTTCGCAGTCCATATACCCTTGTCTGCAATCACTTCTCGTTTCATAACCATCTTCTGGTCATACGCATTTACGACTTTAGCAAGGGCTCTATAAGATTTATCAATAAATGGTTCAATTTTATCAGAGGCAATTTTATCCAGAAAATTAACGATGGTTTCTGTAGACGGATTTCCATCCTTAAAAGATTTAGATACAAGCGTATCAAAAGTAATATATACAGAGTCCGTGTCTGATGCAATGACGTAATCTTTTTTATCAGTTCCAATAATCTTGTTGAGATAGATGTTAAGAGCCTTTTCAATCCATCGTATGGATAACTGACCACTTGTTGTAATACCTTCAGCGTTTCTAAGATCAAAATACCTAAACCAAGAATTGCCAATCGCACCATACGCACTATTGAGAGATATCTTTTTGGCAAGTTGAATGTTTTCATACCTTGAGATATCCTTGAGGTACTTTTTATCCTTAGTGTCCTCATAGTCCTGTTGAGCTTGTAACATAAGTTTTTTATATTTGACACGATCATTGTAGATAGTCTCCATTAATTCTGGAAGAAAACCACGTTTATCTTTTCTAAAAAATGCACCATTAGGCGTCATGCAATAGTTTGTAGTGTTCTTTACTTTACCATCAAGAATCTTATCAACCATATCATCAGGTACTTTTTCATTGGATGGTATAAGTGTCTCAGGTGAGATGTTATATTGCATAATCAAATGCGGGTAAAGCGAGTTCAAGTCAAACGACATAACCCATTTGTGCATACCCACTTGAGGTTCTTTGACATATGCACCCTCAAATTTATCAAACTTCTCTGCTGGTTTTTTTTGAGGTATGACAATATTCTTTTCTTTGAGATAGTTATAGATAAGAACATCCCAATACCTCACAGCACCAAGAACATCAGTGTAGTTTACCTTTGCATCATAAGCCATTGTAAAACATAGTTCAATCAACTTCATCTTATCTTCTAGCTTATCAACAATCTCAACGTCTTGAATGTTGTATTCAATGAATGACTGAAAATCTTTCTGATACCACTCACTAAATGTATCGTATGGGTTGCCATCCTTACTCTCGCCAAGTTCTACCTTTGCAATGTGATCCAGACGATAAGACTCTTGTGCAGTATAGGTAAACTTTCTATATAGATCAAAGTAATCAAGAGCTGCAACACCTTGTATATTATACACTTGGTGATTGCGTCCCATCTTATAAACTTCTCTTTCTTGGACACTACCCCAAGGAGAAAGACGTTTTAGTTCATCCTCACCAAATAGTTTCTTGATACGATTGCAGATGTACGGAATGTCAAAAAATTCTGTATTCCAGCCGCTAATGCAATCAGGCAAATGCTTTTCCCAAAAAATAAGAAATTCCTTTAGTAGATGCACTTCACTCTCGCACTCAACATAGGTAACGTCTTCACGATCAGTGGTGAACTTGCCAACACCCCATACCACGATTCTTTTACTCTGATGATTTTTGATGGTAATAGACAACATTTCTTCTTGAGCTATTTTGGGGTCAGGGAATCCGTTACTACATTTAACTTCGCAATCTAATGTTACGATTAGTATATCATCCAAGTCCCAATTGACAACACCAGTATAGGTATCAGAGATATAATTGTATGCAAATGAGGTATTACCATAGACAAGCTCTGGTTGACTCTTATGACTGTCCACCCATTCTTTAGCCTCTTTGATATTATCAAATTCTATGGGGAGTACATGGCCCCCCTCTAGAGTTTTGTATCCTGTCTCTTTCTGTACAGGAGAGAATAGAGTAGGACGGTATCGGACTTTAAAATTCTGACGTTGACCATCAATGACAGCACGACAAAATAATTGGTTCCCCCATTGGAGAACATTTGTATAAAAGTTCATATAGAGACTATAACACCTTTAGGACTATTTGTCAAGGAGTTTTATCAAATATTTCAAATCCATCATGTCTATCCGTAACAACAAATTTTCTTGATGGATTAATCATTACTTTAGCACGGCGCATGAAATTTTGGTTCATTAGACATTTAGTAGTTTTTTCAGTTCTGTCATCTATAGCAAATTTTACATCTTCATATATTGTGCCATTAAAATCAACATTCATTGATACAAGTGGACGTTCAATAACTTCAGCATCAAGAGCACCTCTTTCCCATTTGGTCATCTTAACCAACCTATTGGTAAACTTTTTGCCTTGTGCTTCCCATATTACTTTTCCATTTTTAACAGTGTATTTGTCAGCATGAATGATGCATCTAGCACTATTACCAGTATCAAAGTTAGCAACTATATTTCCTACACCCTTAATGTGAATAGATTCAAATCGACCTATTTCTTCAGCAACCCAACGCCAGTTGTCTCTATTCTTAAAATGAACAAGAATCTCTTTCATTAAATTTCGACCAGTAGCATCTTCTATTCCAGCAGTGCCAGGCGAACTATTTACTTCTAGTACAAAAGTATCTTTGCCATTCTTAATGAAATCTACAGCCGTGTATATACCATCTACTGCTTTTGCAGCGTCTATACAAATTCTTTTTTCTTCATCGTTTAATATATATTCTTTTACTTTAGCACCCTGAGAATAATTACTTCTAAAGTCACCCTTCAAAACATCTCTACGCATTGATGCTAAAATTTCATTATTCAGAATAATCACCCTAACATCGAAATCAGATTTAATATATGATTGTAAAAGTAACTCTGTTTTTTCATCTTGTTTCATTAACAACTGAATCAGAGAAGTTAATTGGCGTTTGGATTCTATGAATATAACACCAACCCCTTTTGACCCTCTAAGGGTTTTTAATATCATAGGGTATTTTTCACCAACAATATCTAGTGATTCTTGTAAAGTTTTTTCACTCTGCAACAAAGCAGTTTTTGGTGTGGGAACACCTGTATCTGCAAATCGCAATGAGGTACGATATTTATCAGCACACATAGAAATAGTTTGGCGATTATTAACTACAGATATACCAAGTTTTTCTAATTGAGAAATTAAGTCAAGATAAGCATCTCTACGAGCAACAGAACCACGCACAATACAAATAGTATCTTCTGAATTAATATCAAACTTATTCTTATCATCACCACTATTCCAGATTTGGCCACCAACAATATTTGCAGATTCTGCCATCAATCCATAAGCAGGAATATTCAGTTTTTTAGCTTCATCTAACAGTCGTTGCGTAGTATGAAAATGTTGGTTCTTATCTGGTTTATTACTTACAATAACCAGACGATATTTCTCGTCTTTTTCTTCTGTAATAAAGGACTTGAAGTGTTCCATTAGGCCTCTTTCTTTTTACCAATATTATACTTAGTCTCTAAAGTCCACTCATTTTTCTCACGAAAGGACAAGACCTTAATCTGGCTGAGAGGTGCAACATTAGATGCATCACCCATAA